CGCGGGGTGAGTTGGAGTTTACCATTTGTGTGAATAGTAAGGTTTGGTAAGATCGACGCCTGATAGTATGCGTTCTGCTTGAGACGCTCACCATTGATTGCGATAATCTGATCCACGCGCCGAGGATGCCGACGATAATATGCCTCCATAATCATAATAGGAATGACCGAATTCTTCTGGAAACTGATATTTGGCTCCATAATTACAAATGTACGCTCTGACTCAAGCGAAAGCCCCTTATCATTATACACCTGTCCTACATCCTCAATAAACATAGGGTCCCATACGTATGGGGCAATCCGTGTCTTCCCACAAAGGGCATTGATAGAGCCGGCGTATTCAGCGTGAAAATCATAGTGCGGGCTCACCCAAATCTCGTCGAGTTCGCCGGCAACGTGATGACTGAAATTGACGCCCTTCATAAATGTAATCGTCTCAATATCAATGTTCAAGATATTGCCAAGGTAGAGCTTTGACACCTTGGCACCCATAGATCGGAAAAAACGTCGGATGCCTGGGTCGCACGACATACCCATTTCGAGGTACGATACAACGGGGAAAGGGTTTGCTGCGTACTCCCTAAAGTCCATCATGCGGAACTTATCGTGAACGGTCGCATCCTTGTGGTTCTGGTTATTATCAACAAGTAACCATGGCTTGAGCCCCATCACCTCCAGCATACGATAGATAATATAGACATTTTGAAATAGACCATTCGCCCAAATATGTTCATCTGGAATGCGAATCGTCGTTAGAATAACATTGGGCTTGTCGTCCGTCGCCTTAAGCTCACTCAGCTTCGGCGGGGTCACAGGCTGGATGGAGAGCCCATAGCCGGTGCTGATGTTCGGAAAACTCATCGTTAGTCGTTTAGGGGTTTATTATTTTAAACCGAAACCGCATCTATGCGGAAGGATATACCGAACCTGTTGCTTTAAAGCGGTTTAGAGCATTACGTACCTGCTTCTGAACGTGCGATGGCATGTGCGGGTCCGCCAAATAGGTAATACGAATATTACGATTTGTACGCGCAATTTGCTGCGGTGTCGTTTTACCGGTCATCCAGTTGCGAACAATCTGGCTACCATTATTGAGCTTCGGCAGAAGGCGACGAGTGGCATTCTGACGAGCTAGATTGGGGCGAGACCCGTTATTTGTACGACGAGCTTTACGGGTCTTTGTGTTTGCCATTCTAATTTAGATTACGGAAAAATACGCGGTCCAGATGCTTTAATAAGCATCGCCTTTGTTAGCTTTTTTGGCGCTTTCGCATATTTTAGTGTTTTAGACTGGTTGATAGAATGCGGGTGTTTATATGTCTTCTGAGTCTTGAATGTGTTTTTGTACATAGTTTGTAATTCCTTCGTGGGCAACTTTCCAAACACCCACGCATTTTTACAAACCTTCTCTTTATAGCCTGCTTTTAGACACTTTCTAGTAAATTGTCTAATAGAAGATTTCTTCATCTCTAGTTTATACTGTTATTTACTGGCAACGTCCCGCCTCGGCAATCTCTGCGCCATTACACATACACGTCTGCGTCTTACAGATATCCCCGTTCTTGATCGCTGGCGGAAAAACATACTCATTCTGGAAGCCCTCGTATTTTTTAACGATAGTCTCAACCGCCTTATGGGTCACGGCATAAATAACCGCAAACAGAAGACCGTGCGTCAGCGCAACTACCAGGGGCTTTCCCTTCGGCGGTAATGTAACGAGTATGCCGGGTGTGAGCACAACAAACAGCAGCGCTGTAAAGGCAGTCATCAAGGAGTGAAACATCTCTATTGATGTGCGGGTTTAAAATTCAGTGAGTATAAATTAAGGAGATTCACAATGACATCTCGCTCCGGTGGTTTAATGGAACTTGTGGCAAGGGGTAAAAAGGACATCTTTTTCACCGCAAATCCCACAGTGTCCTTCTTTCACAGCGTCTATATGCGCTCCGTACCTTTCACCAAGGAAATCTATATAACGCAGCCGCGCAATCAGCCTGATTGGGGGCGCTGGGTGGATTTTGATATTGACCATCGCGGTGATATGGCAAAATACTTTTTTCTCCATATCCAATTACCTACGTGGTTGCCGCCAGCGGCAGTGGCAGCGAATCCTAAGGGCATTGTAACCGATGCTAGTGGGGTCACCTTTGGATACACAAATAACACTGGATTTCAGATTTTAGATAAGATTCAGATCTTTCAAGACCAGGTCCTTATTCACGAAACATACGGTGAATATCTCTCGTGGCGACAAAAACAAACTGCCGAAACGGGTCCTGTATTTCTAATGAACGACGAGGTGGGCTCGCGTGTAGAAACCCCCCTTGCCATTGGACGCTCTGCTACATTGGCAGAACTACGTGTTCCTATACCAGTTCTTGGCTCTGAAGAGGCATTTGCTCCTGGATTTCCTCTTGTCGCCCTGAGTCAACAGCGCTGGCGTATTCGTATCTATCTACGCAAGCTAAATGAGGTTGTGGTGGCAAGTGATGGACGACTACAGCCCCAGCCGTGGGGCGGTAAACCCCTGCGTATTCAGGCGACACAAAATGGTCCTATCGATACTACACAAGTGACATTACCCTTAGAGCAGGTTCAACCTATTCAAATGTCGTTAGAATCCACCCAACTCTATCTGCCCCGTGATGCGAATCTATGGATAAAATCACAGACCTTACGTATTCCTTATACAAATATTCGCCACGAACAATTCACCATTGAGGATAATTCGTTTACTGCTGCTTCTCCACCTTACTCAGCAACCGTACAACTCCCCTTTACCATCGATATGATTGGCTCAGTCAGTCGTATGCTTGTAGGTCTCCGGTCGTACGCATCTACGCTTGCTGGACAACGTCTGATTCTAACCGCCTCTGATAACTCAGCCTTCCTAACGTCTTTACGCCTGAATATTTCCAATATTGACCGTATTAAACAATGGGATACTGCGGTGTTTCGTGAAGTGACTGCCTATTGGAAGAGTATTCGTATAGGACTTGACTATACATATCCACTTCCTCAAGAAGTCTATGTTATTACCTTTGGAGCATTTGATACCGCACAACCCGCTGGTACTCTACAATTTACCCGCGCTGTCCTTCCCGTTCTCTATCCTGTGCTTGGTCCTATACCTATGGATCCTCGTAATAAGAGTCGCAAGACCTTTTTATTAACGTATGGCGAGGCGTGGAATGTCTTTGAAATCTCTGGCGGCAAAGGCAAGATGATGTTCGATGATACGTAAAGCAAGGCGCTTCAAAAAATTGAAATCGGTTTAAGCAGGAAGAGGAATGTCACTTCCTCCTGTGCTTTCTTACAAATGTCTACTTGGTCAAAGTCGGCGCTCAAGCTTCCTTCCGTTGTTATCAGCGATAAGTCCTTTCCTAGCCTAGGCGGAGCCGCATTGAGTGGTCCCGTACCCTCCAAGAAGCCTGTTTTGTCCTTTGCACAAAAGGTGAAGGAAATGGCTGAAGCAGAGGCTGCCGCTAAGGCTGAACAGCAGACCGAAGCGCAGCGGCTTGCCGCCGCCAAGCTTCTTGAAAGCGCCGAACGTCGGCAGACACTAATAGTTAGTCAATTCTATAAGCCGCGTACAAACGATGAAGATTATGTTCGCGAGGATAGCTCGCCCGATGAAATGGATTATGAAACTGCCCATGAATATGAAATGCATCTCCGCTACAATCGTAGGCAGCGTGAACGTGTAGTCGATTATAGTAAGGATCTTTCATCAGAGGAGGATACGTATGAAGATACGCACGATGATCATGCTATTTAAAATTCCCTCTTAGTGAATAAGGAAATGAACTGTCAGTCTCTAAGTCAGAATCCATATCCATCATATCTATCGCAATATACGTATGACCAGTACCTTTCGTCAATTATTGGAAATGGCGTTATTCCTCAATCCGCTTACGATTTATCAGGTGTCAAATACAAAACAAAAAGCGACATCCTTACTTTACAACGGCAATGGGATACTTTTAACCGTGTTCAGGCAATTAACTTTGCTATCTATTTGAATATTCTTAATGGTGGCTTTCCGAACTGGTATGTGTTTGCAAGTAATCAAGAAGCGAGCGATTTTCGTGTTGGGCAGCAACTTCATACAATTCGATATCCTTATATTTCACCGGTATTTTTCCAATCTATTTCGCTTTTGCCTATACCAACATCCAGTTATACGACTGGACCGCCTAGATTCTCGCAAGTCCCTTCGCAAATTGTATCGCCGGCGCCGATCAGTGAAAGCCAAAAAACTGAAAATAATGCTGATACAGCTATTTATGTACAAGTTAGCACATTTAACGTATTACATAGTACATTTACGTATCAATTTCAGAGCAACGAGGAGCAACTGGCATATCATCGCGCGGAGCGTCGGATTTTGGCGGCTCGATACGCTGCGGCGAATCCGCCTCCGATAGCTGGAGGATTTTCTTAGTAATGCGATCACGGTGTTTTTGTTCAATAGGAAAGGTTTCTAGTATTTTACGCCACAGCAGCAATTTGCGTTGGCGTAACATATCTTCAATAAGTGTATTCATTTGGGTGGATACTGAATGGTGGGTATTAGGGGATTCATTTTTTGCGCCAAAAAAAGGTAGGCGAGCCATTTACATTCATGACCGTAAACTCTCCATCACCGTGCGAATATCATCACGATACTTCACCTTCGCGTAATGGAGACAGCCATTCTGCTTTGACATCAGATGCTTATCAATATCCGGAATACGCTCAAGTTGTCCAATATACGTTGGCGATTCCGTATTATATGTATATACTGCGCCCGTTTGCGAATTAATCAGGTATACAATACCTTGTACTGATGCGCGAATAAGTGTATCAGGAACTGGCGTATCCATTGGAATGATAATCTTGTTATTGTGTCATTTACATCCATCATTTTTTATGGATTTATTATCCTAATACTTTTACTGAATCGCCCACCACCACTCCGCGCAAAATGCTACCTATGTTATCCCAGCTAATACATATTCCCGAAAATTCGCTGTATATCAAACAAATAAAGACTAGAAGTATGAAAAATATTGGAAGATTTGCCATCAATACGTCTATAAACGGTTTCATATCTTACTCTAGTTCCTAGGAAAAAATTGATAGCTCTAGCTCGCGATTACCGTTTTGTTGTGCTCTTCTTTCCATTACTTTCCTCCAAATGTCCGCCCTTCCTTCTGATTCTATTTCCCTCCTTGCGAAGGCTGTCCTGTGCCTCGGCACTGGCATGCCGATTCCTCCGTCCATTCTTGATGGACTCCGCGCCCTTGCGCCTGCCGCCG